TTGGTCTTTGTTCCATACTGGATACGTTGCAAATCCACCAGCATATTTGTCACCAGTTTCATCATCTGTTTTTATTATTGGACGGATAGCAAATTGTAACCCAGCCTTGCTACCTTTCTTTAGCTTAGCACCTACACTATTCCATTGCTTCATAGTCGCCCAATCATTACTTGAATAGTTGTACATCTGCGAAGCAAACCACAACCACATAGCATTGCCACCATTAAAGTTTATGTTGCTTACAATATTTCTTGGTGGTGTTACTGCTCCGTGCCAGGGGGCTTCCCACCCACTGGCACTCGCAACACCAGACTCAAGACTCTTGATTATCTCTTCGACAATCTGTTGCTGTTTACTTGGCATACTTCTTCCCCCATTCTCTGTGTGACTTTGTTGTCAAAGCTTTACGAATTGATTCAGTTAAGTCTGCGATTGGAACTAACTCAAACTCTTCAGTAACATCTTGAACTGTAAAGAGTGGAAGCTTTCTGTCTGCCCTCATATTAGTATGAATGAAACAAGATATTGTTAGGTCGTGGTCTGTACCATTGTTAAGGTCTTCACATTTAAACCTTATACTTAGTACGTCTTCTGTTGGACTAACAACGATTGATATTGACTTAGGTTGTGATACGTTAATAGACGTTTCGATTCTTTGCATTGTGTACCTCCTCGTACTTACAAATTAAAAGTTAATTAAGTGGGGGATAACACCTAACTTATCCCCCAACTACAAGATGTAATATTCATTAGTGACTTAATCACCAAAAGTTTGGAACCTTTCCTTGTTGTTATAGTTTAAGTTTAGTATTGTGGTGGGTCATCATCATAGACCTCACCGAAATCAGCCCACTCTTGTTCCCAAGATGGTTGACCATCATCTTGATTGCTAGGTTCACAATCAATACAATAGTCTGTTTGTGTGGCTGACATTTGGTCTGGCTTACAATACTCTTTACACTCTAAGCATTGATAACCCATATTAGATTTATAAGTAGGACTCATTCTTTCCCTCTTTGAAAGTGTGATAAAACTGTACGACATAATTCTTTATCAGTGAATATGATGTACTTTTCACCACCAAGTCTACTGAAATCTTGTGCATTAAAGTATTCTATGTACTGACCAAAGCTTAACGATTGTGTATGTGGGTCAGTTTTATCATCAGTAAATAGTAAGTGAATTATTGTCTTGTTTAGTTCTTCCATTTCAACCTCCTCGTTCTATAATGGTACACCAAAGTAGGCGTAAATAAAAATAAAAACTATATATAATATTGCACATAGCATTAATAATTTAACTGCTTCAATTAGATATAACTGAATCTCTTTTATTATCTTATCTATCTTCATAAGTTTCTCCAAAGTTTTTTTCTGATTCTATTGTAACACGAATTGCCAGCGTACCCACGCCTATGCCTTTCTCCCTACGCCCAACAACAGAAGCGAACCTAAGGAACCAGATGGCGTTTGCGTGGCAAACCTAATAAGCTAGGAGCGAAGCTCCCAAAGCACTCATTCTTAAAAAAAGAAGAGGAGGGTGAAGAACACCCCCCTCTGTAAGTGGCTATTTGTTAACAGTTAGTTTTGAGATATCCAAAGCACCTACATTTTCAAACTGTGCTTGGTCTAAAACCTTGTTCCCATCTTTTGCATCATTGTATAGCTTGATGGCTCCCTGATAATCGAAGTCACTCCATTGCGTACCATAGCTGAGGAAGAACACTTCATACCAGAACTGTCTTTTTGCACAAGCTCGTGACCATTCTTCCAACGCAATCTGGTAGAACATCAATGATGGTTCTGTTGGTGCCACCTTCTTGACATCAACAATGCTATTCTTTGACATATGGCTCTGAAGTATACGAGCTTTTGTGTCAAGGTTGTTCTTTGCCCTATCAGCAGTTCCTTCTGCTTTAACACAGTTTGAACCAGCATCAAACACAATCCCTATCTTGTAATAAGGATTCGCTACTGGTGTAGCGTCATTGTTTGGGTCATCAACGATTACTTGATGTGGGTTGTTTTGTAACACACCATCAATTTCGAATGAATTAATCTGTGAATTGGCGTAAAAAGTATCAACCCAATCTTGAGCTTGTTTTTGAATTTTAGTTATATCAGACATTGTAATTCTCCTATTGGTTAATCTGATTAAAGTTTATATAGAATAGATAACGATTGCCTACTCTATGGCATCATTAAAGCATAGCCAGAAAGGGGTCGAAGACGATTCCAGATATAGCTGAGCTGAATCTATTTAATTAGATTCTCTTGCGAAGCTTCTGGATAGGAGCAAACAAGTCAGCTTTTGCTGAGTCAACTTGTTGACCTTCTTGATTTGCGAACCCCTTGTCGGATATGCTATCGCTTAGCTATGGATTCAATAATCATAGCTCGTACTCCGATAGTAAGAGGATACGTCCTTAGACGTATTCTCCTCATCACAATCTTATCGAGCTAGGATTATATGAAGACACTAAGGGTGGTGCCGTCTTTAGAGTAGGCAACTCGTTATGTATATGAGTGTATCAGAACTAGCTTAGTGAGAAGGCTACTTTCTAGTCTTCTTACTAACCACTTAAAAGGTACTAAATGTACCTTTTAGCTAGTTCCTCTTAACTACTACTATCCTTAACTATAAATCACAGAGTAGCACGGTTCTCACTACGCTTTCTCTAAATAGTTAGGAAGCACCAAGCTTGTCTTGGTATGCTGAGTCTATTTAGTTAAGAAACGTCTTGTAAAGTCAGGTTATGGTCTGGTACGGAGGGACTTTACAAGCGTGAGGTTTGTGCTACCTATAACTACTACCAAGCTTGCTTGGAAAACAACTAGAAAAGATTTGACAGTAGAACATTACGTCCATATATTACTCGATAATGACACGCCAACTTACAACAAAACAACAACTATTAGTTGATACTATCGTAGCATCTGGGTGTACGATAACTGAAGCATCACAAATCGCTGGCTACAGTAAAGGTGAAGCTGGTAGAGTGACAGCTAGCAAGGCATTGAAGCAACCACACGTGCAAGAGTATATGATGAAGCAAGTGCAAGATACAATAGGACTAGGTGCTACGAAAGCTGTGAATAGGATACTAGCATTATCATCATCAGCTAAGTCAGAGTATGTTCAACTGGAAGCTAGTAAGGATATACTAGACCGTGCTGGATTCAAAGCTCCAGATAAGCAACTCCATCTGCTACAAGGCGACATTAGAGTCAACATAAATCTTAGTTAGAAGCTATGGGGGGCGAAAACCACAACCCCCTAAACACCATAAGGTCCAGCACTCAGATTATTTCTCAAAAGGCTCGATTAAGAATCTTCCTTACAATATATGGCTTTACATTATATTATTTGCTTGATAGGATTATTCCAGTATTCCATTCCCTAAAGACAAGAATAATGGAATATTGCTTTTCATATTTCCTCGTATGGACTCCCAACTTACCCCTCTAGTTTTCTAGGGGGGTCCTTTTATGGGGAGGGGTGTTTTACTAAATACCTTGCTCCCCACCAAAGGTTCTTGCTTAAAATATTTTTTTCTGTTATGGCTTGAATATATTGATAGGAGAATTGTAATGGCATATGGTAGATATGGTGGTGGTGGTCAAAGTAATCTTAGGTCAGTTGATGCTGGTCAAGCTCGAGCTAATGCAAAAGATGCAGACAATAGTAGGAATATAACAATTCCTAAAGTAGTTCTTCCAGTTAAGAAGAAAAAGAAACCTAAAACATTACTTGGTTTGACGATTGGTCCAGCACCCAAGTCTGACCAAGAAAAGAAAATAGAATCTGGTGCAACTGTTATAGCAACTAAGAGTGGTGGTAAGATTGTAACCACACCTACAATGGATAATAAAAGTCTTATAATGAGTAAGGCTACTCAACAGAAAACAAAAGACGAATACCTTTCTTCAACAGCAAATCTTGCTAAAGCAAAGCCAGCTATTGGTCAAGCAATTAGTGGTGGCCAATCAACAAGACTTAGCCAACTGTCAAGTAAAACTGGGGGAACACCAACTACATCTACAAAGCTTTCGCAACTTGCTAGTAAAACTGGTGGTACACCTTTAACAGCAACATCTAATGTGCTAGCTAATAAAACTGGTGGAGCAAACAGTAAGGATTCTGGTATCCCAAAAATAAATACAACACAGCTTCAAAGCAAGACAGGTCCAACATTGCTAAGAGGTGGTAACAAAGTATTAAAGTCTGGTGGTCAGTTTGGTTCTTTACAAGAACGTACATTCTTAAAAACATCAACAAAGGCTGGGCGTAGTATTGCTAATCCAAGTATTACTTCTTCAGTAGTTAAAAAAGTTAAAAGTATTTTTGGTGGCAGTAGTAGTGGTGGTGGTTTAAGTATGCCTTCTGGAACATCAACACCAGTAGATGATATTAAAACATCTAAATTCTTTGATTCTAAAAGACCAACTACTACAAAGAAACCACCAACTATAAATGTAGCAACAAGTACTACACCATCTACAACAAAGAAACCAGCTAATATAAATATGGTGACAAAATCTTTACCAGCTAATTATACAGTTAGTTCTCAAAAGAAATCAAAGCCTATACCATTTAAACAAACCAATGCTGGCACAGCTTTATTTAGAAGAGTAGGTGGTAAAGTTCAAGCTAGAAAGTTTAGTGAACTTGGTCAATCGCAAACAGTAAAGGGTAATCTTGTATCACCTATTGTTCCTAAAAGCAGATTAGCTGGCTCTGATTTAAACACAAATATATTATCACAAAACATTGCTAAGTCTGACGCAAAGATGAACGCATCAACGTACGCAAAAGAAGGTCCAGAGGTTCCAGTATTCAATGTTAAGACACCTAAGGTTCCAGCAAGTTTAATTAGACAATTAAGAAAAGCAAACACTGCTGAATTAAATGCTTATATGGTTCCAAATGTTTTAAGGACTTATTCTAAAGCAGAACAGAAAGCTATTAAGGCTGAGTTTAACAAAAGAAATAAGAATAGCAAAAGTGGATTCCCAAGTTTATTAGCGAGAACTGTTGCTGGTGTTTTATAATGAGTGGAGATTTTCTTCATATACTTAAACCAGAAGAACGTAAAATTTTAAGAACGATTGTAAAGAAGGTTAACTTCAAGCATTACCCAAAAGAGTTTTTAACAAATAGGGAAGCTGATAAGTTTATCTCTGTTCTTGGTCCTGTTACAGTTGAGAAACTATTGAAAGTAGGCAAGGACAACAACATTGCCAACCTTTAATTATAAACCAGATGGTTCAACAATAAAGGAGTTTATGAAAGATGACTCATTCTTCAGAGGACTTCGTGGTCCAGTTGGAAGTGGAAAGTCGGTCGCGTGTTGTGTCGAAGTCTTCAGAAGGGCATTGGCACAAAAGAAAAACGAAAAGGGTCTTCGTAAATCAAGGTGGGCGATTATTAGAAATACCAATCCTCAGTTACGGACAACGACAATCAAGACGTGGTTAGATTGGTTTCCAGAAAATACTTGGGGTAGATTCCGTTGGGAGGTTCCTTATACACATTTCATTAAGAAGGGCGAAGTTGAACTTGAAGTTATATTTCTCGCGCTTGATAGACCAGAGGACGTTAAAAAATTACTATCACTCGAACTTACAGGAGTTTGGGTTAATGAAGCTCGTGAGTTACCCAAGTCTATTATTGATGCTTGCACTATGCGTGTTGGTCGATACCCTTCAATGCGTGAAGGTGGTCCAAGTTGGTCAGGGGTTATATGTGACACCAACGCACCAGAAGAAGACCACTGGTGGTCGATAATGTCTGGCGAAGTTCCAGTACCAGACCATATTCCTAAAGAAGAAATTAAGATGTTGGTTAAACCAGACACTTGGAAATTTTGGACACAGCCTTCTGGAATGTTAGAAGTTAAAGAAGGAGATGGTAATATATCTGATTATAAGCCAAATCCAAAAGCAGAGAATACAAAGAATCTTTTAAAAACTTATTACGATAATACTATACGAGGTAAAACAAAGTCTTGGATAGATGTATATGTAATGAATAAACTTGGAACAATCGCAGATGGTAAACCAGTTTATCCAATGTTTGCGAGTGATGTACACGTTGCAAAAGAAGAAATAAACGTAGCAAATGGTATTCCAGTTTATGTAGGATTAGATTTTGGCTTGACACCAGCTTGTGTATTTGGTCAAAAGGTAAGAGGTAGATGGTTAATACAATCTGAGATAGTTGCTTTTGATATGGGGATTGTAAGATTTGCCGAA